GTAGACTTGACTTGATGTAAAAAAAGAAGACTGACTAGAAGTCGTGACTTTTGTAAAGCAGCAAAAAAATTCAGGTAATGGCCAATCGTTTAGATGACCTGAGGATATCAACCGCTTGAAATCAAAAGCGACGTTGCTAAATTACTTGCTCAAGTTGACTGGACTAGCAAACAAATTGCCAAAGCTTATGGTATGCCTGACAGTTATTTGAACGGAGCCGGTGACCAGCAATCCAATCTTGACCAAGAAAATAATCAATATGCTAAATCTTTAAAACGCTTTGTTGGTCCCATCTGTGGTGAACTCAACAATAAGTTAAATACGACGGTGACTCCTGACATGCGCCCTTCTGTGGATGCGATTGGCGATGGTCTTGCAAGTCAGATCTCAACTATGGTTGAAAATAACGCACTGTCAGCCACTCAAGCACAATTCATTTTGAAAAAATCAGGTTATTTCCCACAGGATCTGCCTGCATATCAACCACCGAAAGGAAGTGAGAATAATGAAAACAGTTCAAATGAAGGGTGAAGTTATCCCTGATAATTTCTCAGATGTTTATGATTTTTTAAATTACCAATATTTTAGTCCGCAATCTATTTCTGATGCTTTAAAAAATGCTAATGGCGAAGACGTGTCTTTAGAAATTAATTCACCAGGTGGATATATTGATGCGGGCTCTGAAATCTATACGGAGCTTATGAAATATCCAGGCAAAATTAATGCCCAGATTGAGGGTTTTGCTTGCTCTGCTGCATCTTGGATTGCATTAGCGGCAGATCATGTCGAAATGGCACCAACCGCGCAAATGATGATTCATAGAGCCAGTGGAGGCACTACTGGAAACAGTTCTGATATGAAAAGCGAGCAAAACGCGCTAGATCAGATGGACAAATCCCTTGTTGATTTATACGCCAAGCGAACAGGCAAGTCACCAGAAGACATTTATCAAATGATGACTGACACAACTTGGATGAATGCCAAGACTGCCGTTGAAAATGGCTTTGCTGATGAAATCATGTTTCAAAATAAAGAACCGGCATTAGTTAATGCTGACGGCTCTTTATTGGTGCAGCCAGAAATGATCAGTAAAATTAAAAACTTGCTTCATCGAAATACTGAAACAAGTAAGAAGACCGATGATGTCTCTAAACCCATTGAAAACAAGAAAAAACAGCCAAAGGAGAGCAAGAAAAATGATCTTGCCCTTTTGCTTTGGTCTTAATTTTAAAGAAAGGTGGTTCCAAATGGGAATCAATGAAATGCATGACGATTGGCTATCCAAAAGCAATAAGGTAACCGACCTTTTTAACAAAAAGTTGGCATTAAATTCAAAGTATAATGCCGATTTTGATTCAATGAGTGATGAACAAAAAACAGCTTTGAAGAATGAAATGACAAAAGCGGCTAGAAACTACACAGATGCTGTGCAAGCTCGTGATTATTCAAAGCAACTTTTAGAAGAAACTAGAAATGCTGAGAAGCCAGCTAGCAAAAAGCCAATTGAACCTAAGAAAACAGAAAAAGAATTAGCTAAGGACATTAAAAATAAGTTCGTAGCTGACTTCAAGAATATGGTTACATCTGGCGAGATGCCAGATGGCTCAAAAGCTTGGGGTGATGATTCTGGTGCAGGTTTAACCATTCCTGACGATGTTCAGACTGCTATTCATACTTTAGTACGCCAATATGCATCACTCGAAAGTTTAGTGAACGTTGAAAATGTTTCAACTTCACATGGTTCAAGAGTTTATGAAAAGCTTGTTGACATTACTCCCTTGGTCAACTTAGATGATGAGAAGGCTCAAATTGGGGATATTGATGATCCTAAGCTTACTTTAATTAAGTATGTTATTCATCGCTATGCAGGTATTACTACTGCTACTAATACACTTCTAGCTGATACTGCAGAAAACATTTTAGGTTGGCTGGAAACCTGGGCAGGGCGCAAGGACGTTGTTACTCGAAATCAAGCTATTCTTGCAGTTATGGGTAAAGCACCTAAGAAACCAACTATTACTAATTTTGATGACGTCAAAGACCTTGAAAATACCGCTCTTGACCCAGCTATCATTGCTACCTCAGCATTTGTTACTAATCAATCTGGCTTCAATATTCTTTCAAAGATCAAGGACGGAAATGGCCATTATTTAATTCAGCCTGATGTAACGAATCCAGAAGTTAAGCAGATTGGTGGTCACACTGTACAAGTGATTGCTGATCGTTGGCTACCAGACGTAACAGGCTCACACCCACTTTACTTCGGCGATTTAAAACAAGGCATTACTTTATTTGACCGTCAAGAAATGTCAGTTACCCCAACTAATGTGGGTGGTGGTGCGTTCGAAACTGACACTACTAAGATTCGCTTCATTGACCGCTTCGATGTTCAATTAATTGATGACGGTGCTTTTACAGCTGCATCATTTAAGGAAGTCTCTGATCAAGTCAAAGTTACCGTTGAAGGTAAGTAATAGATGGGAAGTGATCAATCATGACCACTTTTTTAAAAGTTGATGATGAATTTAAGCGAGTTTTAGGATATCTGCCAAGCGATGATATGCTTAATGACCAAGTAATTCAGCGCATGGTGTCTACACTTAATGCTGCTGAAATTTACGTTCAAGGTGCTGTGGGACAAGAAAAGACAGACTTTTATCAAAGTGAAGAAATTCTTCCACTTTATAAGCTTGCTTGTTTTGCAGTTAGTGCGAATTGGTTTAACCATCCAGCAACCGCTGTATCCTCCACAACTGCCCGAGCCATCATCGGCCAGCTTCGAGGTTCATATGATGAAAGTGAGGTGAACGAAGATGGTTCAATTGCAAAATCCTGATCGTTTAACACAGCTAATTACGTTTGGTACTATCAGTGATCAAGATTATGACATTAATGGCACGCTGAAAAGCACATTTGTGCCCATTGGTAGTCCCACTTTGTGTGGGCTGTGGAGCTTAACAACTTCACAAATGATTCAGCAGACTGGCAACCAGTCTACAGATACTTTCATTATAGTTGTTCATCACCGTCGATCGTGGAAAAAAATTACTCATGCAAGGCTGAGTAAAACTTTGTATAAGGTATCTGGTGTCAATCAGGACCCCTATTTCAATCAAACAGCCTATGATTTACTCACTATCACTAAAACAGGTGAAAATAGTGGCTGATTTAGATAAAAAGCTACTTAAGTGGTATGAACAGGTTGAAAAAGCTGCTAAATTAACTCCTACTCAAAAAGCTAAAATCACTGGTACTGGTGCCGAAGCATTTGCTTCGACTTTAAAGGAAACAACACCAGTCAGTAGTGAAAATTATAGTAGTGGTCGATCTGTGGGGCATGACAATGTATTGCATGGCAAGAAAGCACGCAAGTCTAAGCACTTGAGAGATTCAATCGCTTATAAGCCAGGCTTTACTTCTGACGGGTTATTTTCAGGAGATACTTCTGTTGGCTTTGAAGATAAATATCAAGCTATGATAGCTCGTTTTGTTAATAATGGGACTGCTGGAATGAGCCAGAAAAAAGTTAAAAACATGCATTTTATTGAAAAGGCTCAAAATGAAGCTAAAAATAAAATGCTTAAAGCTGAGGCTGAAAAATATAAGGAAGTGATGGGCTTATGACAATAGTCTATGAATTATCTAAGAAACTAAATAAAGCAGATATTAAAGGCTTAGGTCATGCTCATCCGTTTAGAATCCCTCCAAGTTCTTTAGTAGAATGTAAAGACAAAGCTTTAATTGCAGTTTCAGAAGTGATGGACAATCCAACTGAGCATGGGAGCAATACTTACAATGAAATGTCCGTACAGGTTCAAATAAAAATTTGCTACCCAATCGGTAGTAACGTAAATGCAGACGCATTTGAAAAATCAATAGCGTCTTTTTTTATACAAGAGAAATGGCTCAGACAGGCAAACAGCGGCCATTACATTGATGCCGATGGGCGTACAGAAATTGATTTATTTTTTAAAAGGAGAATTTAAATGGAAATTACAGGTTTAAACGATGTCATTGTGTGGATGTATGATAAGGACGGTAAAGTAATTACTGATCCAAGCGCTGGTGGCTTTACATATGATGGTGATAAGGGCAAGGTCTACTCCGCAAAAAATAAGACAGAAATCAAAGGCCTTTTTAAAATTGATTTAGCATCTTCATATGGTGCTACTCAAGCTAATATTAGTGGCTTAGCTCCATCAGTAAGCCGTGTCTATGGTTCCAACTTTGTTGCTGAGGTAAATACAGGTGCTGAACAACCTTCAATCGCTCTAGCAGCTAATGATATTCCACACGTTATTTACGATCTTTTGACAGGCTTGAAGAAGGATCAATTTGGCGGTTATACACGTAAGGGGCAAGCTGCACCAACATCAGGTGGTGTTTTAGCTCACTCATACAACAGTCATAAGGGTACCGATCTTTACTTTGCCTTTCCGATGGGCACATTCGTACCTGGCGAATTGAATATGGGTACAAACACTGAAAACCCTAATGTTGTCCATGATGCATTGACTTTAAACGCTCAAGCACGTAGTAGTGACTTACTTCTTTACGAAAAGTTTTATTCAGATGAAAAAGATTGGGACTTTGATAAGATGGTCACCTATTTAACTGGTCAAACTATTCAACCTAGCTCATCTTTAGGGCATTAAAACACGGATAAACACCTGACATTCAGGTCTAATTAATTCGCAGGGTGGGCAGTGGTAGGAAAAAAATGAATAGCTATTAATTAAGGAATGGTTTAAACCGTTCCTTTTCTTTCGAAAGGAAATATATATGTCAGTAAAAGTAAACGGAAATAAATTGCACTTAACCACATTTAAAATTTCAACAACAGGTAAAAATATTCGTAAATGTTTAGTAGCACAAAAGAATTTTGCAGAAGCTAGTGAAGTAATTGATCATGTTAATACTGACGATGATGATTCGATGATCAAGGCTTTAAATGCTCAAATTAAATTGATTGACACTTACACAGAATTCTTGAAGCCAATTTTACATTTATCAGATGAACAGACACAGAAAGTTGAAGACTCTGACTTTAATGATGTGGTTGACTTTACTAATGAAGTGATTAGTAAGGTTCTTGGTTACGACTCTGAAAAAAGCAAAAAAACAGCAGATAAATGATGATGATCCAGCACGTGCATATGAGGAAATGATCGAAGATTTTGACTATTCCGAGCAACAGATGGTGCTCAATGCTCATATGTCTCTTCAAGAATTTGAAGATACGGATTATTACAGATTGATTGAAGTTATGAATGCAAAACCACGTGACAAGCGTCCTAAGAAGCTGTGGGAATTTGCAGAAAATCTAGATAAAACAGAAAGGAGGTAAATGAATGGCAGGAAATATTCCAATGGGGTCGATGTCAACTGAAATCAAGTTGAACGGCTCTCAATCAGTTAAAACACTTAGAGAATTAAAACAAGCTGTAACTCAAGCTACGAGTGCTTGGAAAGCTCAAAGAGCTGAACTGTCTACTATCGGTAAATCAACAGAAGCCGCAAAAGCTAAATACAAGGGCTTAGCAGAAACAGTTAAAAAGCAAAAAGATTATATTTCTGGCTTGCAAACAGCCCAAAAGCATTTACAGGAAGCACAGAAGTCTGTTGATCGCTCCACTAAAGAAGGTCGACAAGAATACGGTAAGTATAATGAAGCTCTTCAAAAGAATGAAACTCGTTTACATTCAGCTCAGCAAAAACTAGCTGGCTTAGCGGATCAGCAATCTAAAGCCAGAAAATCTTTAGATTACTATAAATCCGGTTTAGCAGGAGCACAAAAGCAACTAAAATTAAACGAATCAGTCACAAAATCGTATGTTACTAGGTTATCTAGTGAAGGTAAGAGCTATGAAGCCGCTAAAACCAAGCTAAATGGTTATAAAGATTCTATCGAAAATCTAACTAAACAGCAGAAAATTCAAGAACAAGAACTATCTAAAGTTGCATCAGAATCTGGTAAATCCAGTGAAGCTTATAAGCATCAGCAAGTAAGAGTTAATGAGACGGCTGCGAGTTTAGCTAAAGCTAAAACGAAAATGACGGAGTTAGACGATTCCATGAAAAAGGCTAATCCGTCATTTTTAGATCGTATTAAATCTAAATTAACTGGTGTCAATAAGAAAGCAGATCAAACTCATAAAACCTTCAAGGAAGTTTTTGCAGGCTCGTTTCTGGGGAACGCTCTGTCTAATGCCGTATCCAATGTAGGAAGTCAACTTGAGAACACTGTTAGTGAAGGCATGGCACTGAATGCCGCTGTTGCTAAAATTAATGATCGATTTAAGAGCATGGGTATGTCAAGTCATTACGTCAAGGCTTTAGATAGTCAAATTGGTAGTTTAAAAGCTCAAACTAATATGACTGGTGATGATGTAGCTAATCTACAAACTAAGATGCTGAACTGGTCAAACATTGGTCATAAAGGTGCCATGCAGATGGTCAAGATGATAGCTGGTGTGGGTGATTCATCCAAATTAACTGGTCGTCAAATTGGGCAAATGGGCGCTAGTCTGATGCGCGTTGGTTCAACTGGTAAGGTTACTTACTCAGCGCTTAGTCGTATTACTAAAGTAGCTCCAACGTTTATGGCACAACTGGCTAAGGGCGCTGGCATGTCAGAAGATAAACTCAAGTCTCTACTCAAATCTGGTAAAGTTACTCAAACTCAATTCCAGAAATGGATGGTAGCATCAGGCAAATATTCTGACACTGCTTTTAAAGATTTTGGTAAAACTCAAGGCGGGGCTCTCAAGTATATGAAAACCCGCTGGCAGGGTCTTGAAGAGGCCATGACCAAGCCTATTTTTAGTGCAAAAACGTCTGGCTTGCAGTCATTAAAGGACATCATGAGCAGCTCGGAGCTGCAAAAAGGTGCTGAAACTATTGGCAATGCACTGTCAGCCACTTTAGGCTACTTAGATAAACATAAAAAAGACATTGCTGGTGCTACCTCAGATATTGTTCGTATTGGTATGGAACTAGCTAAAGATCTTTGGAAAGATTTTGCTGGTATTGTTGGTGATATTGGCAGAAGTTTCGGTTTAATAAAAGGCAATTCTAAAAAGTCACAAGGCCCTTTACACACAGTAAAGCTCACTCTTGATGGCTTAGCCAAAAACAAAACGGCTATTCAATGGATAGCTAAAGCTATTATTGCAATGGCAGCTGCTAAAGGCCTTGGCCATGTGGGTGGTGGTATTCTCGGTATTGGTACGAAAGGCTACCATGCTTACAAGAAAATCAAGGCTTTACGTGCAGGCTTAAAAGGCATTCAGGACATTAAAAACTTCGACAAAGCAGACCAAGGCTTCTTCAAGTTAGGTGGTTTTATCTCTGATGCTACCGGCAAAATCAAGACTTTCATTACGTCTGCTAACGGCATCATAGCTGGCAAGATCTTCGGTGCTGTTGGTACAGCTTTAGTTGCTGGACAGCAAGGTATTCAAGCATTTAACGATCGGCACAGTGCTAACAAACGCTCTAAAGACATAGGTGGTGCTGTAGGCGCAGTTGCTGGCGGTGCATTAACTTCCATGATACCGATTGTTGGCCCATGGCTGGCACCAATTGGTGCAATTATCGGTAAATATGTTGGTCGTTGGGGCGGTGAAGCCGTCAACAAGTTTATGAAAGGCTGGCAACGCAATAAACCACCTAAAAAGTTCTGGAGTTTAGAAAACTTAGGTTGGTCAGCTCACAATATGTGGGGTAAGTTTACTAAATCAACCGGTCGAACTATTAAATGGTTCAAGAAAAACTGGAAGGAAGTCGGCCTATTCTTAGTTAACCCTATTCTTGGCAGCATTAGACTACTTTCTAAGAATAGAGGCTTTCAAAAGTGGGTTAAGAAAACGACTCATGGCATGTATAAAGGCTGGAAGCAGGGCGTTGAGAAATCACATAAGGTGATGGCTAAGTTCTGGAATAATACAGCTAAAGGCTGGAGTAAGATGTGGGAGCACATTAACTCCAATCGCTACGTTAAGGCATTTCAAAAAGGTAGATTTCTTCAAACTGCCTTAAAGGATATGAAGTCTCGCCTTAATACCTTTAAAAACTGGCTTAGTAAAAAGTGGTCAAAAACGTGGCAAAAAGTTAATTCTAATCGCTATGTGAAGGCTTTTAAAAAAGGTAGATTCTTTAGCACAGCATTAAAGGACATAAGATCTCATTGGTCATCCTTTAATAAGTGGCTTGGTAAGAGTTGGAGCTCTTTCTGGAAGTCAACTCAAAAGTGGGCTAAAAAATCATGGAATGGAACAGTTAAGAATTGGAATGGCATGTGTAAGTCAATCAATTCTCACTGGTCATCCTTTAATAAGTGGCTTGGTAAGAGTTGGAGCTCTTTCTGGCACTCAACAAATAAAAATGCTCATTCTTACTGGTCTGATACTGTTAAGGGTTGGCATAGCATGTGTAAGTCAATCAATTCTCGCTGGTCATCATTTGAAACTGGCTTGGGTAAAGGCTGGAAATCCTTCTGGAGGGGATTAGCTAATTTCTTTGGAAGTATTTGGAGATCAATCAAGAGAACTGCCTTAGATGGTATTAACGGTATAGTTGGTGTCATTAATGGTGGTATTTCAGGTATCGATAACGTAATTCGTAGTTTTGGTGGTAAGTCTCATTCAGTTAGCTTAATTCCTAAAGTAAAACTGGCTACAGGCACATTAGGTAACCTTACACCATCAATTACTAAGCCAACGGTGGCTTTGCTTAATGACGGACACGATAGTCCAGAGACAGGCAACAAAGAGACAATCTGGGATACAAAAACAGGAGCACTCGGTGTTGTAAATGGCACTAATGTTCCTTTTGCTTTGCAGCCTGGCATGGAAGTCTTCTCAGCAAGGCAATCCAGAGATATGGGCTTTACTCATTTTGCTAAGGGTACTAACCCATTTGCAGGAATTGGTACGTTTCTTGGTGGAATTGGCTCATGGATTGGCCAGAAGACTAGCCAATTAAAGAAATGGTTTGAACTTGCTACTAAAATTGCTAGTCATCCAGCTCAAGCCTTAAATAACTTAATGCAACCAAGCTCAAGGGGACTTAATGGTATCTTTGTGCAATTAGGCAAGGGCATGTTTGATAAATCTAAAGGAGCTGCTGCAAATTGGTGGTCAGCTCTTTGGAATATGGCATCATCTGATCTTAACGGTGATGGTGGGCCAGCATCAGGTTTATTAAAAGCCGTTGAAACATTAGGTCGAGGCAAACGTTACCTTTGGGGAGGCTATGGCCTTGGTTCCAAAGGGTTAGATTGCTCAGGCTTAGTATCCACAGCCTTAGAACACTATTACCATTCAGGTTGGGGCCACTTAGATGTAGGCGGCTTATGGCACCATAGCACATAGAGTTTCTGAAGTCAGAAGCTAAAGACCTGGTGATTCCAGGTATTCTGGTCTTCCTAGATGAACACGTTGGTGTTATAGTGCCGGTTCATGGCATGTATTACTCAGCATACGGGTCCTAATAATGGTGGTCCTATTGGTATGCAATCAAGTAGGTTCTGGTGGCTACTTTTGGACGTTTTAATGGGATTAATACTGAAGGTAAGTTCAAAGGAACTCTGCCTAAAGTCAAAGGCTAATAACGTCAAATTCAAAAAACAGATCGAAAAAATCAAGTTGGCTCAAGGCTTACTGGAGTAACGACTCCAAAAAGTCTTGGCTGACTAAGTTTGGTGATCGAATTTAATGGTGCCAACTCCGATTTTCACGGAAGCGATGGGTTGAAGCTGCTGCGTCGTAAAATGCATGTAAGTTTGCCTGACGGA